TATTATCTTGGAACTTAAGCAAGGTCTTTGCTTTAGTATGATCACAGTATGCGTGTTTTACTTCGTGTCTAGGAGGTCCGTGTTCGATAGGAACATCATAACCATATTTACTACCGATAGATTGAACCGTTTCTGCTACGTGATTAAGAGTAAAGAACTTATCTGCACCTATATTAAATATCTCTCCATCAAATTCATTCAATAGAAGATCAAATGGTTCCATATAATATCTTATATCAGAGAATGCACGAGTCTGTTCTCCATCACCATAGACAAGTATAGGTTGCTTGTTCAATGTCTTACGAATGAATATACCAATTACATTTCTATAACGATCCCAGATATTCTGATAGATACCAAGAACATTATGTGGTCTTACAATATTATATCTTAATCCAAACTGTGTCTGTGCCATCTTAAGGTCACACTCTACAGCATACTTTGCTACACCATATGGATCTATTGGCATAGGTTGCTTATCTTCTGTGAATGGAGTTTCTTGTCCCCCATAGACTGCCATACTAGATGTAAAGATCATCTTTGTACCATAGGTGATACAAGGATTAATTAAGTTAGCAGAGCATATAAGATTATTCCGATAGTTATAATTACGAATGAAAGGAGATAGACCTTCAGCAGCATAAGCTGCAAAGTGAAGTAATACATCTGGTTTGTGCTCCTCAAATAGTGCTTCTACTTTTTTTCTTCTCTCTAAGTTTAGTTTTACAAACTCAAAGTTTTCACCTTTAGTGATGAATGCTTTATGACCCCCAGAGAGATCATCAATACCAACAACGTGATGTCCACCTGCAATTAAATGGCGAGTATAATTTGCACCAAGTAATCCAGCACACCCTGTTACAAATATCTTCATCGATACTCCAAGATAAATTTACGTTGCTCTTCAGTATTCTTCCAACTACAAGGGAAGACAGGAATGTAGTCGTCACCTAATTCCATTACTTGAACATCTACATCTGTATTATACATCATAGTATAATTTAAGTGTTCTGTCAATAATAGATCAGTAGTGAATAAATTCTCAATCTCACTAGAGCACAGTGCTGCAGCCATAGCAAAGGTTCCTACACCAGATAGTGCTACATTCTTTGCACTCATAAGAGTTGCAAAGTCATCTGCTACAGTAGATGATTGTATTTGTACCTTATCAATCTTTTCTAACTCATGTACTATAGGATTTTCTTTATCTGGTTCTGTAATAACGATACATTTATCATACGACTCAATTAAATTTAAATAAAAAATAAGTGGATTGGGTACATAATTGGTAGGAGGATCAAAAATCCTGTGATAATTATCTCCACTACGCAAATGCATCACAATAGTATCATCCCCAAGAGGTTCTTTCTTAGGAACCATTAGGTTAGGTGCAATATGAGTCTGACAAACCTTTCTCATATTCCTATAGATATGCTCTACACCTAATCCAGTTTCATTAGTACCTTCATAGATACCCTTCTCACAGTGAACACATGCTTCCCAAGAATAATACCTAGCATTAGCAGTGTAATCAGAAGGAAACATCTTTTCAAAATGTACTTCAAACTTTGGAATAATATCGTGGTCTAACCTTTGACGGAAAGTACATTTGTATTTCTCAGCAGCCATAATGCAGTTAGCAATCTGCTGTATGTTATTTCCAAGGCGACCCGACCAATGGGATACCGAAAATGTCATGGGGTAATAACTAATTCATTCTCTATGTTAGGGATGTCTTGATGCCAATCAACAAATTTAGGATTGTCTCTGTTGAAATGCATATCATTTAACTCATTTCTTATATCAAATACTTCTTTCCAATCTATATTCTTTTTAAATTCTTCTAATGCACTTAGTTTCTTTACCTTAATAAATGTCATACCATAACTTCCAGGGAAATGGTTTAATAAGATACCATCTGTTTCATACTCATTCATCTTCATTACATTCTCAGGAAGACTAAAGAAATCAGTAATAGCTTCATCTACTCTTCTCCATTCCTTACCACCAATATGATCTCCTTCTGTTGTATGATCCCAATGAGAATCATGGAATACAAAATAACCACCTTCATTCAAATGATTTGCCCAGAAGTAAAGTTCTGATAGAACCTGTTCTCTTGTATGAATAGTATCTACAAAGATAAGGTCAAAAGGATCTTCATCCCAATTCTTACCAAGGGTTACACTATCTGCCTGATAACAAGTATAGTTCTCATTAACAAATTTACGACCATTCTTAAAAAATCCATCATAGTCTAGGTCACATCCACAAACCTGATTGTTATTTTCTTCTGCTTCAACTGACATAAGAGCAGAAGATGCACCAAGACGAACTCCCAGATCCATCATCCTCTTATTCCTCATTGTCTTTACTAAATCAAGGAGTTTCCATGCGTTATCACCTAAGTCGCAAGCAGGATCTTGAATAAAATTTCTAAGTGGAGTCAAATTAGTCATAGTTCTTTTTCATTTCAGTGAATACTTTAGTGATACCTTCAGTCACACTAGTCTTCGGTTGCCACCATTTTTTGATGTACGGGTCTGGTACATTACGGGCATCCTTCTGTACCTCATCCTTAGACTCAGCGGGAGCAATAGTAACTTCCCGACCAATCTCTTTAAATAGGGACTGAATCGTTCGTGCAATGCCCAGAATGTCTGTACTGTTACCAGTAGTAATATGAAGATCGTCGTTACTAGTGAACTCAGAATAGTTTTCCATGACCGCTTCCAACGCTTCACAGCAATCTTCAGCATATAGAAATTCCCTTTCCTCCGTACCATCGGTCATCATATCAATAGTACCAGTCTCAAAACCTTTCTTTATAAAATCTGTAATGACATGAGCTTTCTCCATATCATTTTCAATTCCAAAGACATTCCAAAACTTTACTATCAATCCGTTTAAAGACTTAGTATATAGTTCCCCTACTCGCTTCATTACACCGTAAGGTGAGTAACTCATATTACTCATCTGAGACGATGCAAAGACAAATGGCTTCCTGAATTCAGATAAGTATCCAAATACATTTGCCATCATACGTTCATTGTTATCAATAAACCCAAAGGTATGTTGATACTTCTTAAGATAGTGAGAACCACCAACATCAAATGCAAGAACATATACAAAATCTGCATCCATAATTGCATCCCTAAGTTGCAAGTTAGGAATCTTAGTTAAGTCTTCATGATCACCATTATTCTTATCAAACTCTTTTACAAAATGACCTTTCTCACGTAAGTATTCAGTCAAGTATGCTCCAATCTGACCACTGGAACCTAATATAGTAACTCTCATAATTAACCTGCTGCTGTTAGTTCATATTCTCTGATGGTGGGTTCTTCATTAAATGGTTCGCTAATTACTTGCCACTTAATCCATTCATAAGTCTTACGAATACCCTCCTCTAGTGTCTGTTCATAATCCCAACCCAACTTCTCACGTATAAGATCGTTGTTAGAATTACGTCCACGAACACCTAATGGGCCATCAATATGGTTCTTTAATATTTTCTTCTTGGCAACCTTTGCAGCAGTATCTACTAACTGATTGATAGTAACCATCTCTTCTGAACCAATATTAACTGGTCCCAAGAAATCTGACTGCATCAATCTATAAGTTGCTTCGATGCACTCGTCGATGAAGAGGAAGGAACGGGTTTGCTTCCCGTCACCCCATACTTCAATGGTGTCTCCATCTGCTGCATAAGCGACCTTCCTGCATATTGCTGCTGGTGCTTTTTCTCTTCCTCCTTTCCAGGTTCCTTCTGGCCCGAAAATGTTATGGTAACGAGCAATCCTAACAGGGATGCCGTGGTTACGGTTGTAAGCAAGGTAGAGGCGTTCCGAAAACAATTTCTCCCATCCGTATTCGGAGTCTGGGTTGGCGGGGTATGCGGAGTCTTCACGGCAATCAGGGTTGTCAGGATCTAGTTGGTTGTGCTCTGGATACATACACGCTGATCCAGAATAGAATATCTTTGTCTGCCAATCTAAACAAGGTCTATTACATTCACTCCATCCTTCTGAACCATCAAAGGTTTGATTTAATAATCTCTGCTGTTCTAATACATTGAGATTAATAGTAACAGAGTTCTGCATTATCTCTGCATCATTCTCTCCAGTAAATACAAATCCTGCACCACCCATATCAGCAGCAAACTGATAGATCTCATGGAAAGGTTCAATATATCTGTAAGGAACTTCCTCATAGAAGTTACCGAACTGGCCTTTATATTGTATTACTCTACGAACAAAATCCACATCCCTCAAGTCACCTTGAACGAATTCATTTGCTTCTGTCTTTGTAAACTCTGGTCTCTTAAGGTCTACACCTCGTACCCAATAACCCTCTTTACGTAGTCTCTTTACCATATGACTACCGATGAAACCACCCGCACCCAATACTAATGCGGTCTTCCTATATTCACTCATTACTTATTAAGATTATGGGTCAATGTATTTATTATACAAAAAAAGGAGGTTTAAGTCAACCTCCTTTGTATTAATTATTGATCAGCAAGTAGGTTAAGAAGAGCATCAACCTTTGCTTCTGCTCCATCACCAGATGCCGCAACTTCTTTCACCCCTGCTGCTAGTCCAGTGACACTTCCTCCTCCACCAGATGATTTAGCAGCATTTGCTGCACAGGTTGCTTTACATTCAGCAACTGCTTTTTCTAATGCCTGTAATCTTGCTTCTACTTCTACATCATACTTAGACATAGATGCTCCACTTGCAGACTTACTTGCGGTACCTTTAAATGACATGGTTTTAATTTAACTTCTTGAGCTATTTATTAGTGATTGAAGATCTTCAGCAATACATTCTATTATATTTTCATAATCAATGTCTGGATCTTCCCCAGTCAATTTCACTAGACCTTCATTGACACAATATCGTTTAACTTTTTTATACAGTTTTGGATTTTTTACATCTAAATAAATTTCTCGGTTTGCTGCAGCACGTAAAATGCCTATGTCTTTCTTGAACTTTGAAGTAAGCGTCATTGCTTTGAGTTGACTATACACTAATTATAAGGGATACTAAAAGGAAATGTCAAGCATCAGAACCTCGCCCTGTGGTATATAATTCATAATAATCATTGTCAGTCAGTGGTTCAGTATCCTCAGACTTACGTGGGATTGGAAGGGGTTCAACCTTCTCTTCTTTAATTTCCTTTTTCATTAAATCAACACAAACCTCATTATGTATAAGAGTATTATCCTTGCCAAATCATATCAGGCATTGCTGCTGGTTGTTGTCTTCCTACAGTAAACATAAGAATGAAGTATCCAACAAACCAAATGATATTAAAAAGCCATGCTTGTCTATAAAGATACTTTCGTACTGCCATAGCACGATTAACCATCTTAACATCAGCATATACATCTTCATTACCAACACGTCTTAGTATTTGTTCTATGATCACTGCAATAATAGTACCTATCACTAATGGATAGAATACAAAGTTTGCAAATGACATAATTGAAATTAAAAAAATCATTGTTTTAATAGCGCAGGGACATCTCCATCATCATCCTCATCATCGTCTTCATCATCATCCTCAAGTTCTAATCGTAACTCTTCTATTCTTGCTTGCAGATCTCGGTACTCTTCCAAATCACAACTTGCTGGTTTCTCCTCAAAAGTTACTCCCATTAGTTCTTCACCAGGTTTAACATCTACCATCTCTGGATGTATAGGTCTCTTTACTTGAGTTGTCCATGTTCCTTGACGATAGTTCTTAATAGGTTCGTTATCTATAGTAGAACCAACACTCCACATTAACCAAAGAGCACCACCAAGAAGAGATAAAGAAATGACCAAAAATATTATTACTGAAAAGTCATTCATTCTTCCTCCTCTGATGGATGATTATATATGTAAATCCAAGTAAATAATAAAATTATAATTAGTGCAAACCTAATCGAACTAGGTGATGTATCTATAGTGCCTATCATCTTCCTGGTATATAACGTTGATACTTTTGAACCATTGGCATAATATCACTCTCTACTCTTTCTACAACCTTATCAACAATACTTACATCCAAATCCATAAAGGGTGGGATGATACCAAGTATCCTTAACAATCCATCAACAAATAATGCAAGGCAAGTAAACCCAAGAATCATACTGATGATAGTTGCAGTCCTATTATGCTTACGCATGGACTCTTCATCAATCTTTCTCGCCTCCTCAAGAGCAGCAGCAATCATATCATCAACTTCATGTTTTGTATAGAAGTCTCCTATGATTGGGATGTCGTGTAGATCTGGTGCCATTAGCGTGTCTCAAAATCAATTCTACGCACTTTGCGTTTACGTCTCTCCTCCTGCCATTGAAGGTCTTGAGAAGTCAGACCTGATTTACTAGTGTTATTACTGGATGTTACCATAATAGTTCTATTTAAGTCAACGGCTGTTACAGTATCACCCTTAACTGTTACCATGTTAGGGCATCCACACGATTTACTTTGGGCAGATACACTACTAACCTCTCGGTTACAGTCTCTACATCTTACGGTGATCATTGTTCTTCTTTAAATACGTCCATAGTCATCTTTTAATCTAACAATATCATTTTCCTTACACACACCCCTCTGAACTTCTACAAAATAAATGCCTTTATCTCCACCATGTAATCTATGTATCTGTTCTTTGGGGATATATGCACAATCTCCTGGTCCTATAGGTCTTTCCTCTTCACCTTGTGTAATAGTTCCATCACCTTCTAGGACAGTCCAATACTCTTCACGATCATTATGATACTGTAAAGAGAACTGTTCATTGGGTTTAACATATATTCTTTTAACCTTATAGGCACTGTCTTCATCAAGAGTTAAGTACCATCCCCAAGGTCTAAATTCAAATTTTTTCATTCGATAACCTCCTTTAATTCACATTCCCAATCTTCAACAACAGTATTAGCAAATAACAAATCACTAGCCTTTGCCAATTCTCTATTAGCATGATCTTCATCAGGTGCTTCAAATTCTATGTCAATACATTTACCCAATCTCAATCTAGTACAATTTCTAATGTCAGCAACCCTAGCAACATTAGCCCTTACAGCATTACCCGCAGCATCAGATACATTTTCCCTTAATCTAATAAAGACCTTTGCTTTAAATTTCATAATCTTATATAGGGTAACTGGAGTAGCTGGGCTCGAACCAGCGACCACAAAATTAACAGTTTCGCGCTCTACCAACTGAGCTATACTCCAATGAGGCGGGACAGATGGGATTTGAACCCACGACCTCTGCCGTGACAGGGCAGCGTTCTAAACCACTGAACTACTATCCCTAGAGGTGCCGACAACAAGATTTGAACTCGTGACCTTGGCTTTACAAAAGCCCTGCACTACCAACTGTGCTATGTCGGCAGTAAGCGGGTGGACAGAATCGAACTGACAACTGGAGGTTGGAAACCTCTGATTTTACCACTAAACTACACCCGCACACATATTAATATATCATTTTTTGGTATCCTTGTCAATGGTCTTAGTACCAAACGACATAATTTCTATAGAATCCTCACCATCTAATTCAATCCATTCTTCAAACTCCTCATATAATGCTATCTTATCTCCAACAAGTTCTGTAGATTCTATCTTATCAACTGACCAATCCCTTACACTATCAACAACCTCATCCGTTTTGTCCAGCTTCATAATAGTCTTTTCTGAAGTATCTTGAGAGGATGTTACTATTGTAGTACTTCGGTGTTCCGTCGCTAAGTGATTCAGTGAGTACTCCTTTAAGAAAGAGTTGTCTCGTTTCTTCGAAGTTTGTTTTGCCAACTGTTTTATGTAAGCTGAGCATAACTCTGCTAAAGTTACATCGACCCAATTGTTTAATTTCTTCTTTAAGTTCTTCAGACGATCCATAATAATTCTTCCAATCAGATTCAGATTTTACTTTTCGTTTCTTACCTTTAGGTGTTCGAAACTTCCAGAAATATTTTCTACCGATGTATTGTCTACCGTTCGTGTTATTTGTAATACAGTAGACGAAACCGAACTTATCATCAATATCGTCAGAAGCGAAAGGTTGACCCTCATATAGCCAGGCGTTTTCGTAATCTCTTCCTTCAACCATTTCATAATTTTCATCGCAACTCCTATTTAGTAATCGTATTCGTCAAGAATTTCTAAAGCATTATTTAATACCTGCTGTGCTGCTTTTCTCTGCTCTCTATTCCAATCAGGATACCAATGTTTATCAGCAATCCCCTTTTTGATTTTAAGGAGACGGGATTCCATATCAACTTTTAGTAATCGTCCATTCATATACTCAGGGTACTCAGGATAAGGTGGATTTGGTCTAGACATATTTAACCCCAAACTATAATTTGAAACCACTGAATGTGTCCTTTTTAACATCTTGTTTGATACCACCAACAATATAAGATTCAACTTCTGTCTCTTGTGGTGCTACCTGAAGACCCTTAGAACTGATCCAATGCTCCGTCCAAGGTAATGGATTGTTCTTTGCAGGAACATCATATTGGGGTTTTAATCCAATAGAACGCAATCTCTTATTGGCAATCCACTCAACATACTTCTGCAATAGTTTCTCATTCAATCCTATCATAGTTCCATCTTTAAACAAATAGTCTGCCCATTTCTTTTCTTCATTCACACACTTATCAAACATTTTATATGTCCACTCTTCCTCTTCTTTTACTATCTCAGCCATTTCAGAATCGTCACCTTTTCTCCAATTGTTGATGATGTTTTGAGTAATTGCGAGATGCTGGTTTTCATCTCTAGCAATAAGGGAGATGATTTTAGCACTTCCTTCCATGAGTTTGAGCTCACCAAAAGCAAAGCTGCAAGCAAAGGACACATAAAAACGAATACCTTCCAGAATGTTGACATTAGCTACTGCCCGATAAAGTTGTCTTTTTAAATCTTTTAAACACCATTTAGAAGTAGGAGATCCCCTACCACTGTCAGTCCACATACATCCAGTGTCCCATTGATGTGCATGATTAATAAAATCATCATATGACTCTGTAACACTCTTAGCACGTTCTAGAATCTTTTCATCTCTTATAATAGTATCAAATACTTCAGAAGGATCTGAATAGATATTCTTAATAACATAAGTATAAGATCTACTATGGATCATCTCCATAAATCCCCATACTTCCATACAAGCCTCTAACTCTGGTAGAGAACAATATGGAAGGAATGCCATTGATGGAGCACGACCCTGAACAGAATCAAGCATAATCTGATACTTTAAATTAGAAGTATAGATATGCTTTTGTTCTGGTCTTAGAGTTTGAAAATCTCCTCTATCTTTCTGTAAGGAAACCTCTTCTGGTCTCCAAAAATATCCCAACTGTTGTTTAGTTAGATTTTCAAAAGCAGGATACTTATAAGAATCATAACGTTGGACACCCAAGGGTTTGCCAAAAAACATAGGTTGTTTCTTGGTATCAACTTCTTCAGTATTGAAGACAGTCATCCCTTTAATATTAGATTGCACAGGACTCACACTCATCCTCCTCAGTAGAACAACTCAATTCATCAACTAGACTCTGCAAATCTGTCTTCCCTTCCTCTACATTATCATGCCATCCCATAGGATGTGTTGGTTCCTCATCACTCTTAAGATCATTTGTATTCTGATAGTAAGAGGTCTTCCAACCGTACTTATATGTAGTTAGAAAATCGTTTGCCATTACACTAA